TTCCCCTGTTTAAGGCTTTCGCCCCCAGAAACTTACTAGCCTACCCTTACAAAGGGCTGGTTCGTAAGTAGGTCGACCCCGGTTATTAGCCGGGGACCGACTTGGCTCTCGTCCGTTTCCGGACTAGAGCGTGCGACACGTCGCACACGGGTCGAGACTGTTCGTCTCAGGACGAACGGCGAATCCGAAGGGTTACCCCTAAGGACCGCCGCCACGACTACCCAACCGTGGAGGTCGGGCACCACCACCATTCCTTTAACTCGCTTGATAGGTATGATTTCCCTATCTTGCACTGGTTTGGTGTGGAGCTCTAGCCATTCCGGACATTGCAACGCAGAGTTGCGTGTCCAGCGTGGTGTGAACTCCAAGCCTAGCGGATCAATCCCTGTTTCTGGTCGACCCTTGAAAGGTCTATAGAACAGAAATTTGTCCGGGATCTCTGATATCACATCAGTGACCGCGTCTTCCAGAAAGAGCCTTGTAAGCTCATTCCGGCGCCCTAGGTTTATGAACTTGAAGAGATTCTCGAGAGAATCGAGTTTCCTATCAAGCGTCATGGGAGTGACATCCTCGCCTTTGTACCAATTACTTCCACAACTTTCACGAAAGGGACCAGAAACAAACGTCTTTCGAACGTTAGTTCTAAATCCAACCTTCGCTAGGAGACGGATGACTTCTCGTGCGATTTTCTGACGCACGATTATATCGTCCCCGAAGACTCTAAAGTCCGAGCCTGGCTTAGCTGTTGGATCAACAGCATGAACCAAACTAGCGAACAATAAAGTCTGAAGTGGAAAGCAAAAGCCGTTTCCCATCGTTACGAATTTCTCGTACCTTCGGGGTTCTTCAACCCCTAGTTCCGAGATAACGTACGCTGGGCTCCTGACACGGTTGAGAAAATAGAACCAGTCAGGAGGAAGAAGCTCCCTACATAGCTCTGTCGAAATGCTATCACTAGCACTCGACAGATCAATCGTAGAGAAGCCATCTTCTGAATCATCAAGTGACCCTTTATAGGCCATCTGTTGATTCGGGGACTGCCAACGAAGGTCTAGACCAACTCTGCGCAGTCGATCGCGCATCGCCAAGTCTATTCCTTTCTGAAGGTAGTTGTTCCCTAACGGCTCGACAGCTATGACACGATGTGTCTTCGCTGTCTTAGGTACAAACCCGACTTTATTGTAGTTGACCGTTGTGCAGCAAATGTCCAAGTCGTTCTCAGTGACTTGAAGACATTGTCTACCCTCTCCTCTATACGCGCCTGTACGGCGCGCGTATTGGAAATGGGCGGACAGTGCTGCAGCGAAGATCGGTCGAGCAGCGGCGCCCACAGTCCAACTTTCGGCAAGTAACTTCCTTGCTAGGTTGGTCATATCACCATGGACGCCGATACCTGCCCCGCTAGTGAAGTCACACTTATCGTAAATCGCGGCAAGAGGCGGAGTGTCCCTAAGGACATACCGTATCCAATCGCGAGCACGATGAAAGTACCTCTCTTCAGGACGGACTTTGACTGTCCGTCTCCGACGAGCAAGGAACCATTGGTTAATGCGCTTGCATCGTTTCTCCGTTAAGAGAAATGATTTAAACGCTTCACCCTCTGGATCCAAACGCGACTCTTTTTGAGTCCACGGGTACTTTCGAATAAGTGCTGACATCTGATGGGCTGCGAAATGCATAGCAGCGGTCGGATACTGCTGTACGACCAAACCATCAGAGACCCGTAGCATCTCAGGGACATTCCAGGAGCGAACAGCTTGCTCTAAGGAACCGTCCCCAGACACTCGGGTCCACTGCTCAACTACAGACCTCAAAACTTTGCGGTAAATTCCATCACCGCGAAGCTTGAGCGAAGTATTGAGTCTTTTCAACTCAACACTGAGCGCTTTAAGCTCTTTCTTTGAGGAGACCTTCACGGTAAACCTCCAGTAGATACTAAGTTGTTTCAGGTTAACCCTGACTCAATCAATCTACTTTCTACTTAGTATAGCACCAAGTAGAAGCCCCACCAGAAGGCAAGCAGCTGGAATAACGTCCATAGGAATAATTCCCCTAGGGTCATTATTTTTAGTAGCTTACTTTCAGCGTCTTGATCATGGACTTAAAGTCCGCGCCAGAGACGAGGGCACCGAGATCGTTTGAGATCGCGTCAGCATCCGCCGAAGGAATACCGACAGGCCCGCTGTAGCTGATCGTGGTGATACTGTCCCCGGTAGGGGTCAGCGCACCAGTCAGTGTATGCGTGCGAGTCAGTTTAACTTCGAACCGACCGTTACCGCTGTACACAGCCGAAGGTTTCGGCTGCGTCCTCGCGAGTCGCAGGATATCTTTAACGGACAGGGTATTAGCCGGTCCGTTGTAGGATACCTGGTTCCCGTTGAAGGAATCAGCAGTATAGGTCTTGGTGTTGAACGTCAGGGCCATTTTCTTGGCTTTAAAAAGAGCGCATTACGCGCAGTTGAGGGGAACCCCACCAGAAGCGATTATCTGCTCCTAATGAAGCGACTTAACAGTTGCTGCCCCACAAGGGAGACAGCATCTGCTAGCCTGGTAACGCTGTCGAGCTTGAAATTATGCTTAACAACGAGACCAGGACTCTCAAGGTAAGGAACTCGTGACTTCTCAGTCACGAACTCCTTGCATGACCCCGACCACGGCGACACTTGCGTGTACGACGTGGGATACCAAGCAGTGGTGTAGCCGGTAAGACTGGCTGTAGCACTTCTTGACGTGGTCAGGCATCTACCTAAGGAAGCAGGTTGAAAGGCTTGACCGACGGCGCCGATTAAGTCGCCGACGTTCACGAACCAATCAACTACGAAACTATACGCAATCAAGTTCCAAGGCAGTGTAAGCAACGACTTTGCGTCGAAGCCGTACTGATAGGACCAATCATGCGTAAGTTCGTCGAGGGAGACTCCACGGATTGCGATATGCTCTCCACGCACACGAGTGTGCGTAGATGGTACACCGTAATTCGTCATGTTGACAGTATCCACGAGATAGGCATTTAAACCGCCTTTCGCGCGGGTGGTCTGTCTTTCATGTTTGAGTCCCTTCTGCACTGCTTCCATTATGTCATTAACGCTGCCAACGAGAGGCTTAATACCATACCGGTACATAAGCCAAGCACTGGCAGCACTCAAACCTAGGCTAGCCGCCCGAGCCTTGCGCTCGAACGTGAACCAGGATTTGAGCGGTTTCCACATCATGGCCAGAGTCTTCTCAGTTTCTGCTAGGTTCTCCCAGGAATCGGTGCTTGCGCGGCCGATTTCTGATTGAACTTTTGTAGAAACCTCGATACCCAGATTCTTCACATCATTATACGAATGGAGAAAGCTACCAATCGCAGGAATGAGTGATGAGGACGGGCCGAGCCCATTGAGCTCGATTGTCCTAAGGCCATTGGAATATATGTACCATTTTGCAGGGTCATTGTTGTAGATCAAGTGAGCGTAAGAAGTGACGCTCGTACTTCTCTCAACACAAGACTTCTGCATAGGGGACATTATGACCTCCCCACGCTCGACTCTCTTACGAAAGCCGGGCGTGACGAAATCAGTCATGCTCTCGTACGTGCCATTGCGGAAAGTGTCACTCCCAGATGCATTTCCACTGCCGTTGTAGGCAGTGAATCTCCACATGGGGTTAGTGAAACCTCCGCGAGTGCGCGTACGATATGGCATGATGATTCCGTCTTAGGGATTGTGGAACATTAATGACATCGGGGATATTGAGTTCGCCCCGGATAGTGATTAGCACTCATGCATTACTGCACGAAAGTGCAACGGCTATCAGCCGTCAAGGTCCCCTTCCGAACGCTTCTCTAGTGGACGAAAGGTCACGAAGGTTGGCATGTGAACGCAGGAGCAGTCCTCGTAAGAGAAACTGATCTCACCACGTTTCATCGCCAACAGAACCGTTTGCAACGCATCCAAGCAGGCACTGAGGTCGTAGGGTTTCAACTCCCACGGCAACAGATTTTCCGGCTCGGGCGCGTAGTGGGTTACCTCAATCTGGCCAAGCTCGCTTTCGCGAACCTGGTGACTGAGGACCCGGCACGGCTCACGAGTGCAGGGAGTAGCTTGAGAATCTCCAACATCAAGTTGAAGGCCAAGTTGATCCATTGCACTCGGTTCATGTGACATATATCCTCTAAGGAAGTTAGTATGGAGG